TAGTCCTAAGACTTAAAACTAAAATAAAAGCTAACTCTAATCAGTATGCTTTAGCAGCTTAAGTTGCTAAGGGGGTTGCCAGTACCTTCTAACCCAAACTGGCACTAACTCAAGGTGATAATATGAAAAGATTTTTTAAAGAAGTGTACCTTACGGGTCATGGTAAAGAAGATAAGAACATGTTCAACACATTTAAAGACACAAAGTTTTACAAAGTAAATGCTGTTGAACAAGAAGAATTAAAAGATTGCCATAATGTGAAATATATAAACTTAGATGAGATTAAAATATGAAAATGATAATTACACCAAATAAGTTTGCAATATTAATAGAAGAATTAGTTAAGACAAAGAAGATGAGTTACATTGATGCAATTCTTCACTATTGTGAAAAGAACGGAATCGACCCGAGCGATTCTAAAAAATTAGTAAACAAAGGACTCAAAGAGAAGTTGACTTATGAGGCACAGAACCTTAATTTATTAAATACAGAGAAAGTACCACAGTTGCCCATATGAATAATAGAGTAGCAATACTTTCTGCTATACCAGCAGAACTCAATGGATTCCCAGAAGAAGATTGGGAAAGTCAAATACTGTATACAGGTGTTGGTAAAATAAATGCCACAAAGGCACTTATGGAACATGCAATGCATTTAAGAAACTGGAACTATTCAGTTATAAATTATGGTACAGCTGCCAAAGTAAGTGATAAGGTTGAAGTTGGTAAACTATATGAAGTTACTAATTTTATACAAAGAGATATGGATGTAACACCACTAGGATTTCAGAACTATGAAACGCCATGGGGAAATAGAAACATATCATTTTTAACGACAACACTTGATGGCATTACATGTGGTACAGGTGATAGTTTTTATCTGCACGGCGAGTCAAAACAAAATGACTATGATATAGTTGATATGGAATCATATGCGTTGGCATCTGTGTGCAAAGATTATGATATACCATTTCGTTGCTTTAAATACATATCAGATGCTGGTGACCCACAAGAGTGGACTGTCAACGCAACAAAAGGCGTAGATTTATTTTTAGAAAAATTACAAGAGATACTATAGGAGAATGGATGGTTTTGAAGTATATAAGGTCTATTTGGCAATCAAATTACATTTCACAAGCAAAAACAGAAGTTACGACTTTCATAGACACGGCGGACGAACAACTGCAAAGCTTGAAACCTTCACTAAAAGAAGGGACAGATATTTTTTTCACAAACTTAGTCGCACTTACAACAGCACTACTGTGGTCGATTACTTTGTTAGTAACTTTGTCAATAATTCTAATCTATGGGTTGGCGATATTATTGGCTCAACTGGTGACGAAAGTTATAAAGAGTGGTCTAAGAGAATAGAATCATTACATTATTATTATGAACAAGATATAGAATACATCTTAGATAGAATGACTGCAAACGATATAGAGTTTGACGATATATTCACATCACATGATGGGCAACATCCGCCCATATTGAAGATGGTTCTCTCTAAGAAGATATGTGTAGAAACATTTGTGATACTAGAAGATATACTTTCATTTGCAAAACGACTAGACAAAGATATAATGGAAACAGTATTGTGGCCTAAACTACACGATAGAATTGTAAGGTACAAACCTTTTTTAAAATACGATATACCGAGATATAAAATGACACTAAGAAAAAAAGTAAAGGAGTTAGTATGAAAAAGAACTTACCTCACGGTGTAGTTTTAGACAATATTCAGGCGTTGGGTACCTTAATTACAAGATTTAAGATACCTATGAAGATTGTCAACGAGATAAATGAAACTTATGACAAATACCTAGAAGAGCTTGTGCCTGCGAATGATAATCTTGCTGGGCAAATAAAAGACGAAAAAGAAATGATTGGATATATGACAGAAGAACATAGAGAAATCTTTCTTACATGTTTTAGGACATATCTCAAAACTATTCACAAACAATTTTGGGAATGTAAACTAGGTCCTGTCTGGATTAATGATATGAAAGTTGGTGAATATAATCCACACCATACGCATATGAGTCCCGACTCTGAATTAGGTTTAACTTCCGTGTTGATGTTAAAGAAGCCTGATACATATGGTGCTGAGATTTCAAGGGAAGGTGAACCAACTAATGGATTCTTAGAGATGAATGGCGGCGACCAGGCAATTCTTTCAGTATCACAAATCAGAGCAAATCTTCAACCTGGTGAGTTGTATGTATTCCCATATCAAGTATTGCATGGGGTATATCCATTCTTTGAAACGAAAGAAACAAGAAGAACATTATCATGGAATTGTGACCTACACAAAATACATAAAGTTAGAAAACTTAAATCAATGGATGAACTAATAGAGGCCATGTATAGTCCAAACGAATTAACCCATGATGACTTGACTGTTCCAAACGAAAAAGGAAATAAAGATGAACGAAATACTTGAGGCAATCCGATGCTTAAAGTAATAGGATTCATAACATTGGTATTTCTTTTCGCCCACTATCTGCCAGAGATACTAGAAACAGCAGATAGGTGTATAGGTTAAATGTTGTATAAAGATAAGATTTGGGTATTTGATGATATAATACCTTTCAAACAACAACAAGAAATAAAACACACAATGTTAGATGTTCAGTTTCCTTGGTTTTATGTGGGTGATGTTACTGATGGTCATGACAATTCTGAGGACAAAGAAAAACGACCTGGGTTTACACATTTGTTTTCTGACCACAGAGGACAGAATAGTGATTTCTTTCCCATGATAACTCAAATTGCGGCCAATGGCTGTAAAAAAGTAGAGTTTGATTTTAAGACCATTGTAAAGAGTAGAAGTTTTTTACAGTTGCCTCTAGGTTTAAAAGACGAGTCGGTTGATGATGCCCATATAGATTATCCTGAACAACATTTAGTTGTTTTATATTATGTAATCGATAGTGATGGTGATACTATAATATATGACAAACAGTTTAAACCAGGAGACCCTTTAAGTTGGCCTGCAAGAAGAATGGGTGTACCAAAAAAACGAGTTACCCCGAAACAAGGCAGAGTTGTTGTGTTTGATGGTAGATATTTTCATACTGCACAACAGCCTAAAAACGATACAAGATGTATCATCAATTTTAATTTGGAATAACGCTTGACACAGGCAACAGTTTATAGTATAATAGTACATATGTCAGTAAAACAAGGCATATGTTTGTTATAAATATAAAGGTGCGATACATACAGCACAGAACGATACAATAATCATACGAATACAATTATACGGAGAAAATATATGACATCAAGTCTATCAGCGTTAAAACGCTCAAACACACTAGACACCCTAATGGGTGAACTATCAAAGGTTGCAGAACCACAAAAACAATCAAACTCATACCAAGATGATAGATTCTGGAAACCAGAACTAGACAAATCAGGTAATGGTTATGCTGTTTTTCGTTTCTTACCAGCAGTACAAGGCGAAGATTTGCCATGGGCCAGATTATGGTCACATGCGTTTCAAGGCCCAGGCGGTTGGTTAATTGAAAACAGTTTGACTACAATCAACAAGAAATGTCCGATTAGTGAATCTAACAGTTTACTATGGAATTCTGGTGTTGAGGCTGACAAAGAAATTGCTCGTAAGAGAAAACGCAAGTTATCTTACTATGCAAACATTCTGATTGTGAGCGACCCTAAACATCCTGAAAACGAAGGTCAAGTAAAACTATATAAATTCGGTAAGAAAATCTTTGATAAGATTACCGAGGCGATGAAACCTGAGTTTGAAGATGAAACGCCAATCAACCCATTTGATTTCTGGGAAGGTGCAAACTTTAAACTGAAAATCAGAAAAGTTGATGGCTATTGGAATTATGATAAGTCAGAGTTCGATAGTAAATCTGCTATCGCACCTAATGACGAGGCAATCGAAGAAATATGGAATAAACAATATCCATTACAACCATTTCTCGCACCAGAGAACTTTAAATCATATGATGAGTTGAAAGACAAACTTGACAAAGTTCTATCTGGCGTTAGAAATACTGGTACTGCCGAAGATGTCGCCATCCCACCTGCGACACCGAAAGTAGAACCAGTAGTAGCAGAAGCAGTAAGTTCCCCGACACCTGCTCCAATAACTGAAGATGATGATTCAGACGAAACTTTGAGTTATTTCAGTAAGTTAGCGGAAGAGGACGAGTAATCTCTCCATCTGTTTTGACTACTTTGGGGTCGAAAATCAGTTTTTCGGCCCCTTTTTTGTCTAAATATTACTACTGATTATGAATGAAGTTTGAGATATCAAAACAACAACAACATAAAAGGAGAAAATTTATGTGGAAAAATATAACGGATACAATAGGTAATATTACTACAGTCGCTGTACAACTAATTGGTTTGTCAGTAGCGTTAGAAGTAGTATTCGGTGCAAATGTACCATTTCTATCTTTAGGTGTTATCGATAACATCTCAGCGATAGTTGCAAGCCTAGGTAACGAAGGTTTAGTAGGATTAGTTACAATCGCAATCTTATGGTCACTTTGGAAGAAGGACTAAGTTAAACAGTAACACGAAAGGGGGCTTCGGTCCCCTTTTTTATGGTCTAAACTCTTATAAATAGTAGTATGAAAACACTAATCAAAACAATTTTATGTGTATTGATTGTTTATAGTACTCAGGTTATATCAAGTAATCTAACCTTTGATTTTAGTAACCCGTCTTTTAGTGGCGAAGGATATTCTAGTCATGTACTGTCAATAGAACAACTTCAATACAATAGAAAAGAGGCAGTAAAAGACGACTTAATCTCAGCCGCTGCTAAAGAGGCTAGAGATGCTAAGAACACAACTCTTGCAAAGTTTGTAACGAATGTTGAAAGTCGTATATTTGCAAACTTATCTAAACAGATGGTTGATAATATGTTTGGTACAAACTGTACCGAAGATACAGATACAACCGAAGTAGAGTGCCCATTGAGCGGCACAGCAACTTTACCTGATGGTTCAACAGTCTATTGGGCAAAAGATGAAACAGCAGAAACAATTACATTAACTGTTACTGATGCTAGCGGTACTATAACACAACTGATTGTACCCGTTGGCGACTTTAAATTTTAGGTGATTAATATGGAATATTTGGCGATAGCATTATTATCTTGTATGGTGGGTGCCTGTTCGGTACAGAACACAAAGGCGATAGAGGGAGAAATGCCTTTTGTACAGGGTACACCAACGAAAGAGTTGCTAAAAGAGATGCCAGACTTAATAAAC